GCATCTATAAATTGGATGGATTTCTTCAACAGAGCATCATAATGGCAATTCATTCACGTCAAGATTTAATTGATTATTCATTACGAAAACTGGGCGCACCAGTTATTAAAATTGAAGTTGATCAAGCACAGGTAGAAGACCGCGTAGACGAAGCACTCAAATTCTTCCAAGATTATCATTATGATGGCACAGAACGCATGTATTTGCGCCATGCAATTACTGGATCGTCAGTTCAAGTCTCATCAACAGCTGGTTTCATTCAGGGTGAAAAAGTAATTTCCCAGACTGGATGTGTCTTCACTGTTGAGTCAATTGACGGTAATTTATTGATGACCAAAGCTGTTATCAAAGACTCAGCTGTAAATGGTCTCTTTACTGTTGGTGAAACTCTAGCAGGACAGACATCAGGCGCAACTGCTACATTTGTGGCAAAAATCACAGGTGATATTGAAAACGGATATGTTCCTGTTGACGACTCAGTGACAGGTATTGTTCGAGCAATTCCTTGGTGGCACGCTACTTCAAATTCAAACTATATGTTTGACCCAAAGTATCAGGTCATCTTAGCAACATTCCAAACCCTTTCCAGCTCTTCGCTCATTTACTATTCACAGTTGATGAGTCATATTTCGTTGCTTGACCAAATTCTTCGCCCAATTGATTCTATTCGATTCAACCGCAAGATGGGTAAAGTATACCTAGATTACGACTGGACAGATGCTAACATCGGAAGCCATTTGGTGTTTGAGGTGTATAGGGCACTTGATCCAGAAGAATATCGCACTGTATATGCTGACAGGATGCTAACAAAGCTCGTCACTGCCAAGATTAAATACCAGTGGGCAACGAATACACAGAAATACTCTGGTGTTCAGTTATTGGGCGGTGTGACTATTGACGCATCGACATTGATGGCCCAGGCTGTTGCTGAGATTGAATCTGCGGAGAATGAAATCCGTGATTCTTATCAACAATTGCCAATTGGATTTTTGGGGTAGGTCATGTCATTATTACACGATTCCATTGATGGAAAACCAGCAGGTCGCACACGTAGGTCTAGTGATCGAGGCATTGGTGAGATGATTGTTAGACGGTACGTTATAGCTAGATTATACGTTGCTTTATCAATATTGATGTCAGTGTTCTCGATTATATACGAGCCGATTTCAATTCATTCACAAGCAATGTCTTCAGCAAAATTGCCTGATTTCTTGTTTTTCTCGGCAATTGTTGTCTGCATTGTAGCACTTGCTGATATTTTCGTCAATGATTTCCTACCCAATAAATATAAATTTAAACATGCATACGAATATAGACACATCGTATATATGTTTTTGGCATTGATTTCATTCTCCCTTTCAGCAGGTTTATTGATCACATATGGTGGATCAATATTAGTCGGTCGTTTATGGCTTGACGGACTTGTTGCGGCGTTAGTGGCAATGCTAGACATATTCGCAAGACATAGGGAACATTCATGGCGCTCAAGTACACACTAGCCGTACTTAAATTAGTAATCGTATTGCTGTGGCCGATATCTGTATCGGCTGCCGTAGTTACTGGCACAATAGATCCATTTGTTGGTATAACTGGAATGCATGTTCTCGTGCTTTCCATAATCTCAACTCTTTCAGGATTAACTGCTCTAACAATACGCATCGATTCAGAATTAAAGAAAGCTGAAAACGCTACTCTACCTAGACCCGCACTATTCGTATCCTCTCATATGCTTGGATCATGGTTAGCTGGTGTTTTGGCTGTTGCTGTTTCTCAGCAAAGTGATTTTGGTGTATGGGCGCAGATCTCTGTTGTCATTGTTGCATCATTCACCGGAGCGAAATTTGTTGAAAAAATGTCCGAGTTTTATATCGGCAAGATAACCAAGGAATAATTATGTTGACAATTATTGCAGCAATATTGGGCTTTGCTGGCCCATTTGTCCCTGAACTGATTAAACTGTTCAGACAAAAGCAAGATAACACTCATGAAATTGCTATGATGGAGTTGCAGGCTAAAGCAGCCGCAGCAAACCATATGTATAAGGTTGACGAGTTGAATATCTCTGCTGATATTACAGAAATGCAAACTCTTCGTCAGCCACAACAATCTTTCGGTGTTCAGATTCTGGATGCTGCAAAAGATTGGCCTAAATTTGTTGTAGTGCCTGTTTTCTACCTGTTTGCTTTCCTGGATTTTGTCACAGGTATGGTTCGTCCTATTGTTACATATTCGGTGGTTGGTTTCTACTTTTTATATAAATGGGCAATGTTTGACCTGGCTATCAAGAACTCCGGTGGAGTTTGGCAACAAGCTATGGCAACGACATGGACAGAAGCTGACTGGGCACTGTTGTTATCCACAGTATCGTATTGGTTTGGTAGCCGAGTTGTTAAATCTGCGTTTGGCGGATCTGCTAATACTGGTAAAGCCGGAGGCGGATAATGACAGTTGCTACATGGTTATCCAGTGTAGCAGCCCCGTTTAAAAGTGGGGCTGTACCCACACCTATAGAACGCACAAAAAACGGTGCTAGGCTTGTTTCAGACCCTGTGGTGAACATGATCATCAAGTTTGAAAAGCTGCACCGCGTTGCTAAGGATGGGTTAGTATACCCTTACCACGATATGATTGGTCTACCAACAATTGGTGTAGGTCATTTGTTATCTATGGTGAAAGGCGAGGATCTTTCCAAATACCCTCCAATCACAGTTGACGAAGCGTATGCTCTAAAACGTCACGATCTGGACAAATTCTCTATTGGCATTGAACGTCAATTACCGGGTGTTATCCTGAACGATAATGAATTTGGCGCTCTAGTATCACTATCATTCAATATTGGTTTGGGTAATTTCAAAGCATCAACTCTGCGCAAGAAATTGCTGCGTGGCGACTCTCGAGATGAAATTGCACTTGAATTCTTAAAATGGGATAAAGCAGGTGGGATGAAAGTTCGTGGCTTGACGATCCGTCGAACCAACGAAATGCATCTATTCCTGACATAATATGGCAACAAGTTCTTATTTCAATTCACATAATCAAGGAGACTCTGGGGAGCAGGGACTCTACGAGGGTATGATTATCGAAAATATTCAGTGGAGTGGACAGGATTACTATTATATCCCACGTTCAATCTCTGGTAATTTTGACCATATCTTTGGCGAAGATGTTTTGTCGTCTTTTGAGTCACACGCTATCATCGAAATGTGGCTGGAGAATTATTCCGGCTATGGTGGCGAATCCGAGATGTTATCCAAATTCGGTATGGAAATCCGAGATACTGCCACATTCATTGTATCACGTAAACGATATACTGAAGTTGTTGTTCCTTTGGTTCCCGATAGTCGACCAGAATCCGTTAAATGGAGACCCAATGAAGGTGACTTGATTTACGTTCCATTCTCTCAATCTTTGTTTGAAATCAAATTTGTAGAAGACGAGTATCCTGGATTTTATCAGATCCGGAAGAAGTATGTGTGGGCTCTTCGCTGCGAATTGGTACAGTTGAACAATGAGAAATTCAATACCGGTATTACTGAAATAGATGAAGTGTTTGGCACTGCTTTAAATAGGTTAGCGATCACTACGCTAACGGAAGACGGATTCAAGTTCATCTGTGAAGACGGTGGTAATGTACTGCTCGAGAACTATGATGTTTCACGTCCTTTTGATGACGTTATTGGTTTTGGTGATAATGATAAATTGAAGACAGAGTTCAACCAAGTGATGAGCTGGTCAGAAGATAACCCCTTCGGAGAAAATTTCTAATGTTAACACGCGTACCTTTTTACTGGGGGACCACCCGAAAAATGGTTGTTGCGTTTGGTGGACTGTTTTCCAATATCTTCGTGCGAACAAAAGATACTGGCGGTGTAACACAAAAGATCGTCAACGTTCCTCTTGCATATGCAAATAAGGAAAAGTGGGTCACTCGGCTAATGCAAGATCCTGGTTTGAATGAAGACTATCAAGTATTGCTACCTAGACTTTCATTTGAAATAACTGGGTTTGATTACGATTCTGTTCGTCAAATGAACAAAATACACCGTCATTCCGGTGTTAAAAATGGCAAACAAGCACACCAATACACACCAGTTCCATATAACTTATCTATT